CGGCAAATCCGAACATCGTGGATTTCTGGTGGGCGGTGGATCGTGCTGCGAAGGAATGTATCAAGGAGCGTACGAGGAAAGTCACGCACGGCATTCGGTTCATCTATCAGGGCGGTATGATGTTCATTGAGCTTCCGAGCAGCAGACGGCTTTCCTACGTAAAACCGCGCATCGGAGAGAATCCGTTCGGCGGCGAATCCATCACCTATATGGGACTCGATCTCTCGAAAAAGTGGGCGCGGATCGAATCCTACGGCCCGAAGCTCGTGGAGAATATCACGCAGGCCATCAGCCGCGACATTCTCTGCTACGCCATGCAGACGCTGCGAACGATGGACATTGTCGCGCACGTCCATGACGAACTCATCATCGAATGCGATGAGCGAGTCTCTCTTGTTGCCCTGTGTGAGCAGATGGCGCGAACCCCACCTTGGGCAGACGGACTTCTGCTCCGCGCCGATGGTTTTGAATGTAATTTCTATCAGAAAGAGTAAAAACGTCCCTTTTCACCTCCTGCCAAGGCTACCTTGCAGGAGGTGTTTTCTATGACGGAAGAACAGAAACAACAAATCTATACACTCCGCAGAGGTGGACTGGGATATAAAAAGATTGCCCTGCTGATGAGCATATCTGTCAATACGGTGAAGTCCTTTTGTCGCAACAACGAACTGACGGGGAATCGTTCATTTGCTGTGTGCCTTGCTTGCGGTAAGCCGCTTGTGCAGATACCAAAGAGAAAGCAGCGGAAGTTCTGTTCGGTTCAGTGCCGGGAGACATGGTGGAGCAGAAATCGTGACAAAGGAAATAAGCCTACGGGCGAAACCTGTCGCTGCGCTCATTGCGGCAGGATATTTTCTGCCTATCGGCGTGAGCATCGGAAGTATTGCTCCCATGCCTGTTATGTCGCGGAGCGGTTTCAAGGCGGTGGTGTCCATGCGTAAAGACCAGTACCGCGCGGATATGCTCTACCACATGTCGCTCTCCGTAGCAAAGACCATGCGGGCAAAGGGGCTCATCACAGCGGATGAGTATGCTGAAATCGACAGCATGCTCCTTGCAAAATATCAGCCGTATCTTGGTCGACTTATCTCGGAAAATGCTTGATAAATCCGCTTTGTAGAGCAATATATAGTAGAAGAAAGGAGGTTGATAGAGTGCCTGAGGTAAGAAAAATCGAGCCTACGGTTACCGTCCTAAAGCCGAGAAAACGTGTGGCGGCGTATGCCCGTATCTCGATGGAATCGGACAGACTGAACCATTCGCTTTCCGCGCAGATCAGCTATTTCAGCGAACTTATCCAAAGGAATCCTGAATGGATTTATGTCGGCGTTTATGCCGACAGCGGCATCTCCGGCGGCGACATTCGCCGCCGGGCAGAATTTCAGCGTTTGCTCGATGACTGCAATGCTGGGAAAATCAACATCGTTCTCTGCAAGAGCATTTCGCGGTTTGCCCGCAGCACGGTTGATCTATTGGAAACCGTGCGCCATCTAAAATCCATCGGCGTAGAAGTGCGGTTTGAGAAAGAGAATATACATACCCTCTCGTCTGATGGTGAACTTTTACTCAGCATTTTGGCAGGCTTTGCGGAAGAGGAAAGCCGCAGTCAGTCTGAGAATGCCAAATGGGCGATCCGGAAGAAATTCGAGCGAGGGAAGCAATGGCATGTCGCAGCTTACGGTTATCGTTGGAACGGAGAAACCTTCGTTATCTGTGAGGAGGAGGCAAAGGCTGTCCGCGTCATATTCGATAACTTCCTAAAGGATGTCCCTCTTGGGCGCACAGCAAAATGGCTCAAGGAGAACGGACATGCCTGTTCGATACCGTTCATTCACTATGTTTTGGAGAATCCGGTTTACGTCGGCGATGTCATTCTTCAGCGGTATTTTACGGAGAATCCTCGGACGCACAAAATTTTCAGGAACACAGGGCAGCTTCCGCGCTACCTTGTCACCGATAATCACGCGCCGATCATCGAGCGCGAGACGTTCGAGAAGGTACAGGAGAAAATCAAGGCGAGCTATGAGTTCAATCCTGCGGCACATCGCATTGTAAAGCCCAGCTGTTTCTCGGCAAAAATCATCTGCGGAAGATGCGGCGCACACTTCGTCAAGGGCGTGACCAAAACCAACAGGCATGACGGCTTGCAGGAGCATTGGTTTTGCTACGGCAAAATTCACAAGCGAATGTGCAATGCAAGGAACATCCGCGGGTATCGTCTGTGGGAGGCGTGTCGTGAGGTTCTGGGGTTATCCGAATTTGATGAGGATGTGTTTGCCAAGACCGTGGAGAAGATTCTCACCACCGATACGGACAGTCTCGTTTTCCATTTTTATGATGGCACGGTGAAAACCGCCCGCATCCATTATTTCAGTCAGGACGAGAAGAAATACACCGACCCACACAGAAAGCCCTTCGGCTACACATGGAGCAAGAACGGTTATGTGATTGTTCCAAAAGAGGCAGAAGCCGTGCAGTTGGTGTATCAATACTATGCCGAGGGATGGAACATCTCCGACATTTCGCGTGAACTCGAATCCAAGGGCTATCAGAGCATTCGGGGCAGATTTTCCCGCCGTGTGGTAACAACAGTTCTCGACAGTGATTTCTACATCGGCAATCGAACCATCAAGGGACAGTTTACGGAAAGTGGTGTGGATGAGGTTATCGAGAATGACCACGCACCGATTGTCAGCAAAGAACTGTTCGATACCGTCCAAAAGCGGCGGACGGTTGAACTGAAAAAGCAGGAACGGCGCATTGCCACAAGGAGGCGAATAGACAATGAGAAGCGTAACGGTCATCCCGGCCAGCGTCAATAAATTCTCGGCGCAGCCCCTATCTGCCACAGAAAAGCGCAAAGTTGCGGCGTATGCGCGGGTTTCTACGGATGAGGAGGAGCAGCAGAGCAGCTATGCCGCCCAATGCGATTATTACGAGCGGTACATCAAGAGCCGTGCAGATTGGGCGTTCGTCAAGGTATACGCCGATGAAGGAATCAGCGGCTGCAATACCCGGAAGCGTGAGGCGTTCAAGGCGATGGTGCAGGATGCCCTGGACGGCAAAATCCAACTGATTCTCACGAAATCTGTGTCGCGCTTTGCGAGAAACACCGTGGACAGCCTCACAACCATACGAAAACTGAAAGAGCATGGCGTGGAGGTTTGGTTCGAGAAAGAGAACCTTAAAACATTTGATCCCAAAGTGGAAATGCTATTGACCATTTTAGCGAGCCTCAGTCAGGAGGAATCCCGCTCCATCTCAGAGAATGTGAATTGGGGCATTCGCAAGAAAATGACGGACGGTAAATTCAGCCTCGGCTACAGCCATTTTCTCGGTTATGACAAGGGCGCGGATGGTTCGCTTGTCATCAACGAGGAAGAGGCAAAGGTGATCCGCAGGATTTACGCGCTCTACATCAAGGGAATGTCGCCTTACGGCATCGCGAAAGTGCTGACCGAGGAAGGCATCAAAACGCCCAGTGGAAAAACCCGGTGGAGTGACAGTACCGTGAGCAGCATCCTTCGTAACGAGAAATACTGTGGGCGGGCACTTCTCCAAAAGACATTCACCCCGGATTTTCTGACCAAGAAAACCGTCAAGAACACCGGGCAAGTCCCGAGTTACTATGTGGAGCACAGTCACGCGCCAATCATCGACCCGGATGTTTACGACATGGTGCAGCGAATGATGGAGGGTCGCAAGCGGGGGAGGGACAGAATCAGCTCTGTCAGCATTTTCTCGAGCAAACTCAGATGCGGCGACTGCGGTTCTTGGTACGGCTCGAAAACGTGGCACTCCACGGACAAATACAAGCGGGTTGTCTGGCAATGCAATCACAAGTTTCGCGGCACGAAATGCAGCACGCCGCATTTTACAGAGGACGAAATCAAGGAACTGTTCGTTCGCGCCGTCAATCTGCTGCTTACCGAAAAAGAGGAGATTATCTCTACCTACGAAATGATGCGGGATAAGCTGTTCTCCACCACGGCACTTGTCGAGGAGCGCAGGGCACTGGAAAATGAACTGAATGTCACGGCAAGACTGGTGGAGGACTGCATTAAGGAAAATGCCCGTATTGCCCAAGACCAGACGGCATACGAGGAACGCTACCAAAGCCTTGTCGAGCGGTACGAAAGCGCAAAGAAGCGGTATGATGAGATCGTCGAACAGATAAGCGACCGAACAATCCGTGGCGAGCAAGTTTCCATTTTTCTGGAAAAACTGAGAGAACAGGATTTAATCGACACGTTCGATGACGATCTCTGGCTTTCGATGGTGGATTTCATCACCGTGCACGATAAGAGCAAAGTGACCGTTACGTTCAAGGACGGGAGCGAGATAAAACTGGACAGATAAACGACGAGCGGGAGCCGGTGAGAAAAGCCGATGCCCGCTCTTTTCTTATTTTGACACCCTGAAAAATGTCAGAGTACAGGAAAAATGTAAGGGTTCAAAGGAAAAATGTCATTGTATCAAAGTAAGCGTGCAGGGGGAACTCCTGATCACGATTATGTCCAGCCTCGCTCAGGAGGAAAGTCGCAGCATCTCGGAGAACACCACATGGGGCAAGCGGAAGCAGTTCGCCGAGGGCAAGACCAGTGTGGGCTACAGTGCATTTCTCGGCTATGACAAGGACTTCAAAATCAACGAGGAACAGGCGCAAGTGGTGAAGCTCATCTACAAACTCTTCCTTGGCGGGCGATCCTTCTATGCGATTACCAAGGAACTGGAAAAGCGGGGCATCAAATCCCCGTCGGGAAAGGACAAGTGGTACATTTCTACGGTGCGCTCCATTCTTACCAACGAGAAGTACCGTGGCGATGCGTTGATTCAGAAGGAGTATACGGCGGACTTCCTCGATAAGACGAGACGAAAGAATACGGGCGAGATTCCTCAGTACTATGTGGAGGAACACCATGAGGCGATCATCTCGCCGGACTTGTTTGATTTTGTGCAGACAGAAATTAAGGCGCGGGAAAACGGCAGCAAGCACAGCGGCGTGAGCATCTTCGCAAACAAAATCAAATGTGGCTGCTGCGGCGGTTGGTACGGGGCGAAGGTATGGCACTCCACGGATAAGTACCGTAGGGTAGTCTACCGATGCAACAAGAAATATGCCAAGAAGGGCAAGCCATGCAGCACAAGACATCTGACGGAGGAGGAAATCAAACAGATTTTCGTCAAGGCTCTGAACTCCTTGGTGGAAGTCAGAGAGAACGTGATTGCAGAACTCCGATCTCTGATTGACAGTGTTTGCCAAACGGGGGAGCTGTTGGAGGAACACGATAGAGTAGAGCAGGAACTCGGTGTTTTGGCAGAACGACTCGAAACGCTGATTCGTGAGAATGCACGGGTGGCACAGGATCAGACGGCGTATCTGAAACAGGAAAATGAGATTCGTGCACGCTATGTGGAAAAGCAGGGGCATCTAGCGAGGTTGGATGAGCAAATTGCCGAGAGGGATGGAAAGAGAAACATTTTGGAGGGCATGATTCAAGTGGTATGTGATATCAACGGGGAGCAAGTTGCGTTTGACGAGGAGCTATGGAGTGGACTGCTCGATCACATTGTAGTTAAGGAGGACGGCGCGGTAGTTGTTGTTTTCAAGGGCGGGATTGAGAGCGGCGTTGATGGATGTAGAGGTTTGTTCTATTTAAGGAAACAAAGCGGATGAAGATTGGTACTCTATAGGGGGACATTGGCAGGGAAAAGATGCGCTGAGAGAAGTTGGACTACAGCTATCAGCGTTTCTTACAATACAGTCAACAAATTAATTAAGAAGTGTTATCCTTAAAGCTTTTCGAGTTGTTTTAAATGATCTTGCACTAATGTGCGTGAATACATTTTAGGTTGATCGGAATCACGAACAATTCGCCATAGGATAGCAGCTGCCTTTAATTTTGATTTGAACTTGTCATTTATGGGATCAGCGCAGAAATCTTTTAAGAAGCGGTTCCATTCGCATACAGAAGAATCATACTTTGCATACGTCGATATCCCCTTATATACATTCAACATGTCCTGTATAGTAAACGATGTGTCGTGATCCGCTTTCACCTTTCGCCATGCGGTCGCCATATCTGCTGTAAATTTAAAGGGAGAAACCCTCGTCAGATTTGAGAAATATGTTCTAAAATTTGTGTTGAACGAAAAGTTGCAAGCAAGTAATGGTGTGTCCAAGGAAATCGCTCCAGATGATATCATCTGCTCTTTTTGGGGAGTGGCTTTGACTATGTTCCCTTTAAAGTATTCTGCAATGTTGTGATTGAGATCTTTTTTTACCCCCCTGTGTGCAATTCCAAGCTTTTTGCAAATCTCTACGAGTTCTGTTCGATACCAATAATATTTTATAAACTCCTCATATGAGCGAATCTCATCAAATGCAGGACGCTGTGTCATAATGACATCTCCTCGTAAATAGCAGGTCAGACGAATAGATGTCTATCATTATATCACATTTATGGTATGACACAACGCATGATTTCGAGATGGAGCAGGCGCGTGTCTTTCGGTGTGGCCGCATCACTGTGGTGGAGGAGTGTACGGATGTGACGGGGATGCCACTTTTATCCTTTGCTCATCCCGCAGAGGATCTCTATTGCCGTGTCGATGCACTCTCCTTTGTCGTCGAGATTACGGCACAGGGACGGGATTTCT